GCATCAGCAAAGAACTTGATGAGCGCACAGCAACAATCGAGAAGCTCCGCGCCGATGAGGCCCGTGAACTTCGTTTGGATGCAGCAACACGCGAGATCGCAGACCAGGTTCGTCCTGTCGCTGACGCTCCACGCGCAGAGCGCAACGACGACGATGTAATTCGTTCGATGGCAAAAGGCGAGATCCGTTCACACATGTTTGAAAAGCGTGACGTTGTAAAGACTTCGACTGGTTCACCAGTTCCAACATCGTTCTATGACCAAGTGATCATGCTTGCTCGTACGGTTGGTCCAATGCTCCAGACTTCAACAGTTTTGAACACAGCATCAGGCGAGAACCTTCAGATTCCATCACTTGCTCAATACTCGACAGCGGCTCTCGTTGGCGAAGGCACAGCAATCGCAGAATCGGATCCAGTATTTAACACATTTATCACTCTTGGTGCGTTCAAATTTTCGTTCCTTGTTCAACTCTCACGAGAGTTGGTCGAAGATTCAGGCGTGGACATCTTGCGCTTCTTGGCTGATCAGACCGGCAACGAACTCGGTGTGCGTGTCAACGCTGCACTGACAACTGGCACAGGAACAAACCAACCAAAAGGCATCGTCGTAGCATCAGCTGTCGGCGTAACTGGCGGAACCGCAGTTTCGGGTGCGTTCACAGCAGACAACTTGATTGACTTGGTCTACTCGGTAGACACAGCCGGTCGTCGTTTGGCTGGTTCAGGCTTCCAGATGAATGCAGCATCAATCGGCAAAATGCGCAAGCTCAAGGACACAGCAGGCAACTATGTGTTCCAACCAGCACTCAGCGCAGACGCACAAGATCTGCTTCTTGGATACCCAGTATTCGAGAACCCAGGTATGGCAGACACAGCAACAAGTGCAAAGTCGGTAATCTTCGGACACCTTCCAAGCTATTTCGTGAGAAGCGTCGGTGGAATTAAGTTGGATCGTTCAGACGATTTTGCTTTCAGCACTGACCTGATTACCTTCCGCGCAACAATGCGTGTCGACGGCAACTTGCCACAGACATCACATGTCAAACACTTCATCGGTGCAACAACCTGATAATCAGGAAGCGTTACCGATAACAAGACATGACAGTCCGCAAGGACTGTGACTAGGATTAAGTCCACGGCCATTTCGTGCAGGGTTGGCCGTGGACTTTCTCTATATCTGCACTATTCTTAGGAGGATCATGTGGCAAACCGTAATCGTAAAGGGCGTCCCAGTGGAGATGCCAGGAGCCTTGGCGGAGCGTTTGCTCCGAGCGGGCGTAGCGCACTTGTTGGAAGTGTCCGACCAACCAATCCCGACCGACTCAGAATCGTCTGGTATTCCAACGCACCTTGGGCTGCCACAGGATACGGTCAGCAAACCGCGCAAGTCATCCAAAGGCTCGCGAAAGAAGACCACCAAGTAGCAGTCCATGCAATGTACGGCCTCGCAGGCGCGGCATCAACTTGGAACGGATTCAAAATCTATCCACAAGGATTGGCTGCATACTCCGACGATGTAGTTGTCGCGCACACAATGGAATGGCAGAACCAAGACCCATCAACGCCAACACTGCTCATCACACTCTTCGACACTTGGGTGTTGAAGTCTGACTCGTTGAAAACCTTGAAGAACATTGCGTCATGGGTTCCGATTGACCACCAGCCAACACCACCAGAAGTGTTGGCTTGGTGTGCGCGTGAGAACGTGCGACCGATCGCAATGTCAAAGTTCGGTTCACGAATGTTGGAGACAGCAGGTATTGAACACTTGTATGTTCCTCACGCAATCGAGCCGGTGTTCAAACCGACCGAGTCGGTGACATTGGCAAACGGTAAGAAGATGACTGGTCGAGAGTTCATGGGTTGGGAAGAAGACCGATTCGTTGTGTCTATGGTCGCGACCAACAAAGGTTCGCAACCTGCGCGAAAGGCTTGGGCCGAGAACATTCTTGCGTTCTCAATCTTTGCCAAGGATCATCCTGACGCTGTGCTGTATCTGTACACCGAGCCTGATGGTGCGATGGCTGGGATTAGTTTGCCAACATTGTTGGATGCGGTCGGTGTATCGAAGGACAAGTACAAGGTTGTCGATCAGTATGCGTATCGTCATTCGTTGCCACAGAATGTGATGGCTGCGATGTACACGGCGTCCGATGTTCTGTTGGCCTGCTCGATGGGTGAAGGCTTCGGCATTCCTGTCATTGAAGCGCAGGCTTGCGGGTGTCGAGTGATCGTCAGCAACTTCACGGCACAGCCTGAACTGGTTGGTGATGGTTGGACGGTGGAGGGTCAGCCGTGGTGGGATGCGGCACAGAAGTCATGGTTCTTCACACCGAACGTGCCTGACATCGTGAACGCTCTCAAGGCGGCCTATAACGCGCCTAGGAGCCGTTCTCAGGACGCGATCACCCATGCCCTAGGGTACGGAGCCGATCAAGTATTTGAGCAGTATTGGAAGCCAACAATGAAGGAGTTGTCCGCATGGTGCCGGTCATAGTCATCCCTGTCCTCAACCGATACGACCTGCTTGAAAGGTGCATCAAATCAATCGACTACCCAGTTGAGAATCTGATCATCATCGATAACGGCGGACTGATCGAGAAGGATTGTTTGTCGTTGCCGAAGAACTCAAACATTGAGAACCGATACATCTTCAATATGCCGAGCAATCTTGGTGTGGCGACATCGTGGAATCTTGGAATCAAGATGACACCGTTCGCAACAGGTTGGATTCTGCTCAACTCGGATGCGCACTTCGGTCACGGACATCTAGAGAAGTTCTACAAAGAGTCAGACGTAGATGAGATACGTCTTGCGGGTGAACCTGGTTGGTGTTGTGCTTGGATCGGATCCGAAGTTGTCAAAGATGTCGGACTGTTCTGCGAAGCATTCCATCCTGCATACTTCGAAGACAACGACTATGAGCGTCGCGCAACACGGTTGCACAAGAAGATTGTCAAGTCTGATGCGCTGGTCTATCACGACAACTCGTCCACGCTGCTATCGGATCCGTCGCTGTTTGACAAGAATCGTGAGAGCTTCCGAGCGAACATGGAGTTGTTCAAACTTCGCAACGCACGACTTGACGCAGGGCAGTGGGATCTGCAACGACGAATCAATCTCAGTTGGGACTGATGAGAATCTTTGATTGCATTCTGTTCAATCAAGAACACGACATGCTCGAATGCCGGCTCACTGAGATCGGTGATGTCATAGACAAGATCATCGTTGTCGAGTCGGCAACAACCTTCATGGGTCAACCCAAAGCACATGGCATTGACCTTGACAGGTTCTACAAATGGCGCGACAAAATCCACTACGAGATCTATGAGCCAGATACTTCGCTTCGCAGTTGGGCTGCTGAAGCGGAGCAACGCAACCATCTCTTCACCGTGTTGCGACAGTTCGCACCAGAAGCCGAAGACATTGTGACGGTCGCGGACTGTGACGAGATCTGGTCGCCGAAAGACATAGACACTTTGAGAACTGGTTGGCATGGTTACATGATGAAGCGTCTTGTGATGTCGGCGTATTGGCGTCTCTCTGATGAACACACAATGGTTGCGGGTCCGTGGGGTAGTCGAACTGGTGATGCGCAAACTATGAGATCGTTGCGTCATCAGTTGCATCAGATTCATTCGGGTTGGCATGTGTCGTGGATGGGTGGACCGCAATGGGCCGCTGACAAGATGCGGTCGTTCTCTCATCAAGAACTCATGGTTGAGAACCCTGATGCGTTCATGGCCGAGAACTATCTGGTCGGTCGTTCTATTCGTGGCGAAGATCTTTGGGAAGTTGACATTGACGATTCGTATCCTGCTTACATTCGACAGATGCGTGCGCCTCATTCGTGGTATCGCAAACGATGATCACCGTTGTCGGATTCGTGTGGGGTACTGCGTACAAAGGTGAGATTCAAGGTTGGTGGGATTCGGTGCAGGCGTTAGATCCACCGGCTGACGATGTCGTGGTTGCTTATCATCCTGATGATGATTGTGGTGCGCTTGACTTACCGTGTCGACTTGTTGAGTGTCGGACTCGAACCTGTGATGCGATGATCAACGCTGCGGTCGCCACGGTCGGTGAAGGTTGGGTTGCTCCGCTTGCGATGGATGACAGGTTCTACCCTGATGCGTTTAGTTGTCTGCCATACAATCTTGACAAGATCGCTGATGTCGTTGCAAACACCTTGAAGTTCATGTCGCATGGTGGGGTGAACCCTTCTGCGCCTGAGATGTTTGCGACTGCACCGATGCGCAATCATGTGATGGGTACGTCTTGGTTCACGAAAGATATCTGGACTCGGACTGGTGGCTACCCTTCGGTCTATTGGTCGGACTGGGCGTTCTGGTGGAAGTGTCATGTGCATGGTGCAAGATGGTTCAAGCCGACAGGTGTTCAAGTGTTGGTGAACGATATTCGACCGAACCGTATCTCATCGGATACAAATGTTGAAGCCGACATTGAGATGCACAAGTTCATTGCCGAGTACACTCGTTCGGACCGTGAAGTAGGATAGGAAGACCATGGCAATCACGAACGGCTACGCGACACGCAATCAAGTTAAGGCTGCTCTTCGTATCGGGACTGCCGACACTCAGGACGATGATCTTCTTGACAATTGTGTCGGAGCGGCCAGTCGACTGATTGACGGCTATGCAAACCGACAGTTCTGGAAATATGGATCCGCGACGACGAGAGTGTTCACCGCAGCCGATTCATTCGTGTGCGAGATTGACGACATCTCTGGAACTGCAATCACACTCAAAACACAAACAAACGCAGACGGCAACTTTGATGTCACTTGGACTTCAAGCGACTGGCAACTAGAACCAGTCAACGGAATCTTGGACGGACTCACCGTACCCTTCACACGCATCCGCGCAGTCGGCGACTATCTGTTCCCAACCTTAAACGCAAACTTCGGATCAGAAGCATTGGTACAACTCACCGCGGTCTACGGTTGGCCTGCTGTGCCTGAGCCGATCACACAAGCTGTGATCATCCAGGCATCAAGAATCTTCAAGCGTTACGATTCACCGCTCGGCGTTGCCGGCTTCGGAGACTTGGGTGCGATACGAGTGACACGCGCACTCGACCCAGACGTCGCACAACTTGTCGAGCCATATCGCCGAATGC